CCTCTTCGACAACTTCCTCTTCAGATACTTCTGCTTCAGCGACTACTTCTTCAGTAGCGGGCTCTTCAGCAACTACTTCTTGTTCGTCAGTCACTTCTGCTTCATCTCCTTGTTTTAGAGTTTTTCCTTTGCGATTAGTAACTACGTCGGATACCTGCTTGAGATTACCACCAGGTGTCTTCAGCTTAGCTGAATCATCATCCACCTTGTAATTTTGAGGTGTTGGACCACCGAGATCTTCCCAATTACCTTGAGAGGTATCTATAGGTTCGCCAGGCTTACCAGGGGCATTCACTGCAGTATTTGATTTTTTGATGCCAGCTGCGACATCGATCAAACCTTCTTCCATTTCTTGTTTTGTACCACGAGACATTTGTACGACTCCGACTTTTTAGTTAAAATCTATATTTATTTAGAAGTTTTACAAGTTTGATAAGAAATCATTAAAGAGATTTAGTTTCTTCTCGTCTAATTGTTTCTGATCAACCAATGTATTGATGGTCTTATAAGTTTTTTCTGCGAACTTCTCACGCAAAATACCACCATCCCATACCCAGTCCTTACCTTCCATAATACCTTCAACGAAAGCATCAGGAGCAGAAGGATCGGCAACGATATCTGCAGCAGTTGATAACATAAAGTCATCACCTACAACATTGACTCCTTCACGAGTTGGTTTGAGAGAACCAATACCTCTTGAAGATACGCCAAGTTTTACACCTTCTTCAATAAGTGAAGATGCAATTTTACCCATTGGTGTACCGAGAATTTTCGCTTTACCAATAAAGTTTGAACCGTTCTCCTTAAGAGAAACGATCTTATGAGAAACACGATCAAGGTTTACAGTTGGACCTTCGGGATGACCGAGTTCTCCAAGTGCTCTTCCTGATTGAATATGATTCTCGTTGTAACGTCCAACTTCCTTACGGAGAGTTTCCATGGGATACATTCTACCATTACGGTTTTGAATGTTTCCTTGTAAAAAGACACCCTCTATATACATTGATTTCTTGCCGTTTCTATTTTCGACAAGGAACTCAACTGATTCAATTTCTTCTCTGATGAGTTTCATTTAGGCATCCCCTGTTGTTTGGACTTGTTGTGCATATAAAACTCCACCTGTTGCACCGTCTGGTGTTAAGGCAGATACGCTTAATGATTTATAAAGTGAAGCATGGCATTTTGGATCAAATGCTGTGCTAATTCCAGAAGTATCGGCAGAAACTACAATTCTAGTTTGGAAATATCCATCCCTACCAGATGATGATAGGACACTAGTTACTCTCGAATTGCTAATTTTGGTATCATAATTACTATCACTTGAATCTTGAATAGTAACTCTGTCACCAACAACGAAAGGCATTTGCGTTCCTTCTGGACAAACAAGGGTTGTTGCAGATCCGACAATAACATTAACAACTCTTTGAGATGATTTTGTTAATGCCAGTGTTGCTGTTCCCCCTGCAGGAACATAGTAATCAGAAGTTGTAGCGGTAGGTTCAGTACCTATAGCAACAAAAGCAGGAGCTCCTTTTGCTACTACTCTCATTACACTTGATTGTACTTTAAAAGTTGCTGTTGCTGCGGCTCCTGCCAAAGCAATAGACTGTCCAGCTCCAACTGCTCTATGTGCCATTATGCTATACTTATTGGATCATTTGTAAGTTATTTATAAAACTATTCTTCATCCTCTTCAGTATCGACTTCATCTTCCACCTCTATATCTGCTTCCGCATCTACTTCGGTTTCGACTTCATCTTCAACTTCTACTTCAGGACTACCAAATAAACTATTTGCTACCTCTTGACGATAAGCATCTACTCTCTCTGCAGACTTTGCAAAAAGAATATCTTTCATTTTGTCACTGACTTGTGATGCACCATCATCGGCCACCATCATGTCCATTAATTCATCATCCATAGCTAAAAATTAAATAACCGTTAATATTTATGTATTATACTATCGCTGGTGTAGAGTGTACTCCATCAGCATAGAATAAAACATACTTTTCATCTTCTCTAAACGTTCATGTTCGGAGCGATGTCTGTGTGGTTCACCAGGCCAATTATCATACAAATGATTAAGAGCATCATACATTAAACGAATATCATCTATTCCGAAATTCGCTTTAAGGTATTGTCTTCCTCTTTCGTCCTGGTTTAATTCCAATTAAATTTCCCCACCTTTTGGCATTTCTTTTTTAACTAAAGTTTCGCCTTCAAGATCTGGTTCCATCATTGGAGCATTGGGGTCACCACCTGCACCCATTTCTCCCATTGGTTGTCCTGTTTCAGGATCGATTGGTGCCATTGGATCTGGAACAATTCCATCCTCAATTTCTTTTGCCATCAATTCATCCTGTTCCTTAATCTCAATGTCAGTCTGACGAAGTATCTTACGTCTTATATAATCTTGAGAATAATACCTTCCGATATATGGTTCTGCAGTAGCAGCAACATTAATTCTTTCGTTAAAGAGTTCTGTTTCTTTAAGTTCAGAGAAGTGATTATCATATAAGAAATCATATTGAATATGATCACTCATGATATCCCAGTCTTCTGGAGTAACAATATTCTTAAGAATCAATTGAGTCTTAAGCATATCATGGAACATTCTAGAGAATCTCTTCCTTAAACGTCCAACAAATTTAGTAAATTTAAGTTCATCTCTTAAGATCTCAGAAGATCTCCCCAAGTTAAATCCGCCTTCGCCATCCATTCTTGAGGGAGGGACGTTAAGCGAACGATAGAGTTTCTTTTTAAAATATTCAATATCCGTGATTTCTCCCAAGTTTTGTCCGCCAGGAAGAGTGGAGATTTCGGTTCCTCTTCCACCCTCACGCCTGGGAAGCCAGAAGTCCTCAAGCATCGCCATGTATTTCTTGTCATCACGAATCTCACCAGTGTTTGCATCATACACTAACTTGTTACGATATCTCATCATAACATCACGAAGGTATTGTTCTGCCTTAACTTTAGGTAGATTACCAACGTCAATATAGAATATTCTTCTTTCTGGTGCTCTTGATAATCTGTATATAACAAGACTATCCTCAATCATTCTTAATTGATTGAGTGATTTAATTGCTTTATGAAGATAGGAAAGTGTTGATCCCTTATTTCTATCTACTAATCCAGAAGTACAATAGGTAATTGCATCCTTTGCAATCTTAACTCCTTGACTTGGACCTTTTGCATTAATGTTACCAGTAGGGTAAATACCCTTCTGATTGTAAATAAAATACTCTTCGATTTCTGGGAATTCATAATCCATTGGATCATCCCCAGTATTTGAAACCTTATACTTATCTGCTGGTTTCTTCTTTTCTTGTCTAACATGACGCATTTTCATTGCGTCAATGTATCTCATTTCTTGAATACCATCCTGTGGTCTCTTTAAATCTATGATCTTATGATAATAGATTCTTCCATCAATATACCAATTCCTATAAATTTCATGTGCTTTTTTATCAAAGTCCATAATATCCAATAGATATCTGAACTCTTTTCTAATCTTATCCTTAATACCATCACTAGCATTAAGGTTAGAAAGTTCAATTTCTACTGGTGTATCATTTGTATCTGATACAATTGCTTCATTTACAATATCTTCAATAGCACTATCCGCTTCTGGATGAAGTGCCATCTCACGATATCTTTTCAATAGGTCAAATTCAGTCCTGTAGATACCTTCGATATCAACGTAAGAACCAAAAAAACCACTACTCATATAGTGGTCGCTCCCATCCTCGTTATTCGGAGGAATGGGAGATACCGCAGTATTCGATAGTGATTCGGAGTCCTCTATAGAGAACCCAAATAATTTTGCCATGATTTATAGTTTCCTTACGTACTATTTAGTTAGCCGTTTGGACCGCCAGCCCCAGCGAAATTGTAGGACTGAACTTGGAAATCAACTGTAAATTCTTCAATTGCGTCTGTAGAATCGTATGAAAGATCTATTGCTCCAACTGCTGTTGGGAATATATCAAAAAATTCATACTCTTTCAGAACAGCATTAGCAGTTCCACCGTTAGTCTTACTACTTGGTGATGATCCTCTACCTAATTGATAAACTTTAGCATTTACCATATAAGCAGATGGGTCTGTTGCACCTAAGTTGTTTTCCAACTTGGCAATTAAGTTTGCCCATTCTTCAAACGCATTCCTAAGTTTAAACCCTTCGTCATTAATTATAGTTACTGTCCAAGGATCGATTGTTCTATCACCTGCTATTTTAAAAATACGACCTCTAAACGGAACGTCTATATTGGCAATATTTGAAGCAGGTAATGTGGCAGCTTTCGCCATGTAGCGAAAACTGTCAGCATCCCAATCAATTCCAGATGGAAGTGTGGTTAATTCTACTTCAAATAAATTCGGCCTTGCGCCGCCACCTATCAGTGCCGACTTAAAATTAGAGCTCTC